AAAACATGAAAGTGTTTCTCGTCACCAAAGTCAGACCAAGTAAACTCCATCTGTGATCCGAGATATCTTACATTACCTTGCAGTGACTTATGATGAAAGTGACCTGACAGTACAGTGTCGTATCTGTTAAACATTTTAAAATCTAAACCATGGGGGCATGCCATTCCTGGCATCATGATTGCACCCTCTATCTCAAAGTGACCCATGAGAACTGAGGTCGTAGCATTTTTGATAAAATCTATGCTCTCATTAAAATTGTCAGGGCAAATCCAAGGTACAAGACCAATATCAAAACCATCATAGTTCTTAATGGTTGGATTTGCTACAATGTCTATGTTATCGTGCTTAAACAGTAACAACTCGGGAGCATTAATCTCATTGGTGTTTTTGTAGAAGGTATCATGGTTTCCTAGTATAAGATCCATGCTGATACCTCTTTCGATCATAGGATCAATAAAGTGTTCTTTGTTGGTTGCTAAAGATTTGAAGTTGATAAACTTCCGTCTGTCAAAGTAATCACCCAGATGGATAATGTGTTTGATGTCGTGTTGGTCTAAGTATGGGAAAAAGATTTCATTGTAGAATCTCCCTTGATACTCACCCATTGCTTGGAGGTCGTTGCGAACTCCAGCATGTGTATCATTAAGAATTGCTATCTTCATCTATAAATTTGTCTAATTTACCTTTCTTTTCTTTTTTCTCTGTACGAGTATCATAATCTTGTTTGATCATGTTGTCTTTCATCCACTCAACTGCTGTGTTTACGAAAGCAGGATCTTCTACTCCGTCTACAGTGGTATAAGTGTCAAATAGAACTCCAGCATTTTCAATTTGCTTTTGCTTAATCTTAGTTTGCTTTTTCTCTTTTTGTATTCTTCTTAAGAATGCATAGTAGCAAATCTGTGTGACATAAGCAAAGGCATTAGATGACTTCTCTGGATTAAAATTGTTGATGTACTGTAAAGTGTTTTCTATACCATCACAGATCATTTCATCTCTATAGGTGTAGTTGATGAAGTTGGGTCTAGTGGATAGACGAGTAGCAATCTTATAGATGCACTCACCAATGTACTCTGTAACTCTTGGTGGTGTTTTTTCCTTTGCTACTGCTTCTTTTACATTAAGATTGTGTTCGATTATTGCTTGTGTGAACATCTTATTGTCCACATAGTGTGCTGGATTTACTTTACTTCTTGTTGCCATAATACATTAATTATAAGGGGTAATTGTGTTTTCGAAAAGGTAGTTTTGATGAAATACAATGATAAAATTTCCCATACTTTTTTTCAAAACCCCCTTTTCAGATTAGAGTTTCGGAGTTATAATTAATATGCCCCAGAGGGTAGAGTATATTATATATGGAGTTTAGATTCAAAATCATCCACTGCTCTCTTAATACTATCCTCTGCTAATACACTACAATGTATCTTAATAGGAGGAAGTGAAAGTGCTTCTGCGATGTCTTTGTTTCTAATCTCCTTTGCCTCTTCTAATGTCTTGCCTTTGAGGAGGTCGATGAGTTCCGAAGAAGATGCGATTGCCGATCCGCAACCATAGGTCTTAAACTTTACATCTTCTATGATGTGAGTGTTTCCATGAGGAATGCATTTGATTTGTAGTCTCATGACATCACCACATGCTGGTGCTCCTACCATTCCTGTTCCTACAGTCATGTCTTTAGGATCGAACTTACCCACAGAAAATTCTGCAGGGTTCTTAAGCACATTCTCAAATCTATTTATAACTTTTTCTGAATATGCCATTAGTGTATTTTGTCGTCTTTCTCTAGTTTCCTAGTCTCGAAGTTCTCTTTCTTCTTTTCCTTGTAGTCCTCTAGAAAGATATCCGATTCTAAATAGTCTTCAGCAAGTTCTCTAGCAGTCTTATCTAGATACTCTTTCACTTTCTTCTGTCCTGTTGCTTGTGAGATAGGTTTGATTTTTCTATCCTCTAGTAGTTTCATCCATTGTGATGCTGCTGAATCATATAGATGGATGTATTCTAGATTGAGTGGTGACCGAAAAAGAATGTCTTTAGTATTGAATGACAGATAACTATCTTCACTGAGAGCAGTGAATGGCATAAAGTTTGCGATAGTCTCGCCAGATGGCATAGAGGTTAGATGCACAGTCATAGGTGCCCATACATCGATACCCTTATCTATAAGACCTGTACGAGTTTCTCTGACCATCCCTATGATCTCTTGACCATTTTGGAATCTGATAACTTCGTATTTATTCGGAACTAGAGTTTCTGTCATAGTTTGATTTCGTGTATTTGGTAGTCAAATCCTTCACTACTGTATATATTTATACGATCTTTCAGGTGACGAATTGTAAAGTTGTCGCCATTTAAATTGTCAGCGATATCATATAGTTTCACTTCAGTCTTATCATCACTTATTCTCAGACCTCTACCAATACTTTGCAAGTTCCTTATCTTAGACTTTGATGGACTAGCAAAAACAATATTGTTAATACGACGAATGTTAATCCCAGTCGAAAAGGTGCCATAGGATGCAAGTATAACTCCATTATTGCTTGATTCCACAAGTCCTCTAACTTCTTCACGATCTTTCGCATCTGTTCCTCCATACACATAGTGTAATCTATCTTTAAGTTGAGGTTGCATCATATTGTACAGTACGACCCCATGCTTTTCTACATATTGAAACAACACCAATGTGTTGCCTTTCAAACTCTTAACTAAATTGAAAATGAAATTATTGCGTTTGTCATTTGATACCAGATAGTCCATCTCTTCCATGTATTTCATTTTAGGTTGCTTAGGATGGTTGAGTATTAAACAATGAATGCCTAGTTTCGCCACAGTGCCTTCTTCCATTAAATCATAAGTAGAAACCACTTGAGCATAGGGTCCAAACAAACCCTCTAATTGTAATCTATGTACTTGACTGTTATCTAATGTACCAGTCGTTCCGAATCTATAGGTGACATCTTTCATCTTTTCTAAGATGCTTGTAAGTGTTTTTGCTTTGAATAAATGTGCCTCGTCACCTACGACTACATCATATTGATTCATCCATTCTTTGGGTGCTTTACTGAAAGATTGCCAAGTCGATATGGTCACATTAGCATCAAAATATTCTTGACCAGAATAGATCTTACATATAGGTTGATCATAACCATATTCTGCAAAGTCCTTTGACATTTGCTCAACCAATGAAGTAGTTGGTACGATAATCAATGTCTTACAATCATCTTCACCTGTTGCTCTTGCCTTTTTATGCTCATACCAACGATGAAGCATATAGATAATTAAAGACTTACCACTAGCAGTAGGAGATACCAACAGTCGTCTACCCTTAGAGACTGCTCTCTGTACTGCTTCTATCTGATAGTCTCTTGGTTCAAAAGGCAGATCTAATAGTTTAGACCATTCTTTTATTTCATCGAAAGTGCGATTCTCTGCACGATTAACTTCGCCATCAGTTTCAAGTTGATAGTTATGCTCTTTGCAAAACTCATGTATGTATGGAAAGAGACCGACATAAATCCTATGGGTCTTAATATTGAAGAGTCTGATATATCCGTCCCAGAATCTATTACGCACTGCTGGCATAAACTTAGCACCTGGAACTTCGAATGAGAAGAAGTCATATAACTCTCGGCAGATACTGTCATCAGCATCTACGACCATATAAACTTCATTCACCTTAGTGAGTTGAACTTTCATTACCTATATGGGAACCCTTGTACCCATCCTACTAATGATATGCGTGTTCCTGAGATAACAGGTTGAACCTGATGAAATAGGAAAGAAGGAAATGCTAAGAATGTTCCTTTCTGTTTACCTGACCATGGAACTGTAGTGATCATCTTATCTAGATCAAGTTTTGTACGACCATTCTCTCTACCGAGTTCCCAATACTGTTTAGTCGGTTCTAAGAATTGAAAGTTTCCACCCTCATATTCCATAGGATCTGTCAACTGTATGACCCATGACAGTTTACGATATCTGCCATCATCACCTATTTCTCCACCATGATCAGCATGCCAGTGATAATAACCACCTTTCTCACCGACTGGTGCACCATTGTAAATGGTGTATTGTAAATTCTCTTGATAGCATAAATCAAAATACCAACCTGCCTCTTCGTTTGCTTGATTGGTAAGGTCTACGATTCTATCCATCAAGTGTTTTGGAAGTCTGTCAGGTTCGAACCAACCTGTTGCTGATTTGCGTGACTTTAATTCTACACCACCATCTTGCTTGGCATCTGGATCATTCGGACCCAATCCCACTTTTGCTGGTGATATGTTGATGTGTCTGGCAAGTTCATGAAACTGATTGCACTCATCTATGGTGAGAGCATTAGGAATTTTGTAAAACACATTCGGCAATATCATTAAGCACCTGCCATAAACTTTCGCCACTCAATAATGTTCTTAATAGATTGATGTCTCCATTTTAGCATATCAATAATTTCAGAAATGTATTCTATAGTAATCTTGGCAATGTCTAATTTGTTTTTCATAATTTGCAAATCTTTATCACTTTCGAAGAAGTAATTGAAATCACCTTTCATAATCTTAAGTCCGTTGAAAGGATCATAGTCCCATCCAAGATCTTCGATCTCTGATTGTGATAGTTTGCCATTGAACCATAACCACTTGTTCTTAAGCAGTTCTTTGTATTTCAAATTCAATTTTTTCTCAACCAACTTCCAGTCAGTTAAGTAGTCAGAGTATTTAGCATGAAGTTTAGGAACTTCTAGTGTAGTTGCGTCTAACTCAATATCATTGATGGAACATTCCTCTGTCCATTCTATCTTGATCTGTTCTAAAGATTTCATGTATACCTTTGTATTTAATATGTTTACAATCCATGTCTTTTATCCATGGACCACCTCTTGTGTAGTGAACAGCACCAGCATTATAAAATTCTGATTCTTCACTATAACCCTCACACCAATTCCATCTATCTGGGATAGCACCAATCTTATTAGCATTAGTCCATTGGAACTGATGTAAGTATTGACCAGACTCAGTATTAATGACCTCTGGTGTTAATTTTTTACAGTCTTCATGAGCATTGTTAAACACCATAAGACTAGACCATAACTTTTTAGGATACCAAACATCCTTTTCGTTTCCTAGTTTTTGTCTATACCCTTTATCACTGAAGTCGTGTTTAACACAGGCAACTGCCTCGTCATGATTGACCGACATCAGTAAAGGACTAGGATCTTCTAAGAAGATAAAGTCATCGTCTACAAATACACTAATGCCTTCATAATTTTGAAGATATGGTATAAGGAAGCGACTGTATGTAAACTCAGTTGATTGATTGGCATACTCTCTTGTATACTCTGGTATCTTAGATATGTCTAGATACTTAATGATAAAGGGATGCGTCCACTTTTCAATAGATCTTTCACATGCTTTAGTTGCCTCGCCATGTCTAGAATCATATCCTATGTATAAAGTGGGTTTGTTTTCAAACATGGGTCTTATAAGGTCATAATGAGCATCATAGTTGACTTGATAATTTATGGTCTGAAAACACTCTAAATTACCCCATCCTGCCCCATTTACTAACAAATCCAGTTGAAAATCTCCCACTTTATGTACATGATTCTGCCAGAAGATATCAATGTACATTTCGAAGTCCAAAGCATCATAATCCCTAAACAACTCATAAGGATCCCAAACGATACAAGATGGGTTCCAATCTAACCATCGTAGTGAGTTAACTCTTCCTGTTCCAGGATGTATGTGATAATTGAAATTGATTTTAGTTCGATCAAAGTTATCATAAGTCAAAACACCTTGTGGTGGGTATTCTAAACCATTGTTTTTGATATTGTGAATAAGATAATGCATCTTATTGAAATGATACATTCTATTCTGCTCTTCTGTTCTATGTGGTGTGGTAGATCCTATCGTAGTGTATTCATGCTTGTGAGCATAATAGTCTTTAATTCTATGAGTTGTATCTTGACCAGAGTTGTTTATTCTTTGATCAATAACTTTAAGAGGAACATGTCGACATGCTCCAGGGAATGCTTTAAAGTACTCTTTTGCCTCTGGCATGCTTTCGCCTTTGGTTTTCATGGTACCAAAGTGAACACTCTCTCGTGGGTAATCTTCAAATATCATAATGTAATCCTATAGTTATTCTACTATATTTAGCAAGTGTTGTAAAGGTGGTTTAAGACTTATCTTCGATTGTAAAGTATGTAAATCTAAAATTAACACTTCCTGTCAATACAGCAACATCAGTACTCTCACTGTTCATTTGAAACCCACCCAAAGCAATAGGGAAAGAGTCATAGAATCTAATATACCTATTGGGGTTGTTCTTATTCGTGTTGATCACTAATGTAATATCTTCATACTGTTCTAGATCAGAATTTGTGCCAGTGTAAGCATTAGTCGATGTTGATGTAGTTCCTGTGAGGTTCTTAAATGTTTGAGGATCATTCGCAGGAGTAATTGCTCGCATCCAGTCATAGACTTCTTTATAGTTTGCCATGTCCTCATCAATAAGATAAGTGACACTGAGATCCATAAATGTAATCTTATCTCCTGGATAGTATGCATTCACACCGATGTTAGTAGCAAAGATTGCCTCGGAAAAACTAATATCAGGAACTGTGACTGATGTACAAAAGAATTCTACATTAGGCAGTCTGGGTATGAGCAGTCTAAATGCAGTTGGATGTAAGAATGATTTGTTTGTTGGTGTTGCCATAGTAAGTATTTATACAAAAAAAAGGGCAGATAATCTGCCCTTTAGAAAACAACTAATTGTTTTTATAGAATGTTTGATACAGCCATTTTTCTGTAGTAGAAATTTGTTCCAGCTGTCGCAAGACCATTTGAAGGAGTTGATCCTACGAATGGGTTTGAGATCATTCCATATCGAGTTTTGAAACCGATTTTTGGTTGGAATGTGTTCTCACCTACTGCACGCACCATTTGTAATGGGACGTATGGGCAATAGAAAAGACCTGCGTCATATGGGTTTGTACCTCTGTATCCGACTGTTAAATAGTCAACACCAGCATATGGATCAACATATACTTTGTATCTGCCATTTAATACACCAGCAAAAGTATTACCAGTGTCGTCTACATTCAATCCTGTTTGAAGGGCAGGAGCATAGTCAAGAACACCTGACATTGCTAGAGCACTAGCGACGTCTGATGAACATAGAACCATGTTTCCTTTACCTCTACGAGATTCTTTAGCAATAGTATTTGCTTCTCTCTCGATTTGGAAAAGAAGTCCTTTGAATTTTTCAACAGACCATCTTCCATTAGCATCTACATCCAAGTTGAATGTACCAGGAGTTGATGTTCCAGCAGCACCGACTTTCGCCTGGATGTTAACTGTTCTTACAACTTCTCTGTTGATTTCTGCTAATATTTCTGAAGATAGAATATTTGCTAATTCTGCTTCTGCGTCAAGACCGTGGATTGCTTTAAGGTCTTGTGCTAATTCCATAGTGTATTCTGCTTTTAATGCTCTTGATTTTGCAGTAACAGTTGCTTTCTCGATTGAGAATGCCATTTCTGCGAAAGAGTTAGAAGAAGAGTCACCCAATGCTTCAGCAGTTGCTGTAGTCATTCCTGTTCCAGTTGTATCTTCATATGATGGTGTAGATGTGTCAAATGGATCAGTGATCTGTGCTGATAAAGGACCAGCAGCAGTTGGGTTTGCAGCACTGGAGAATCCAGTGTCTGGCTCGTTGATGCCTAATGCTTCAGTTTTGCTAGTTCTAGCAACTGTAGGGTAGTCATTGTATCTTGCTTTCATAGCAAAGATAAGACCTGTAGGACCAGTCATTGGCTGGACACCACAAATGTCATATGCGACTAAGTTAGGCATTGCTCTTCTAACCAAAGAGATTAAAATAGGATCCCAATTACTAATTGGTGATCCAGTTGAGTTTAAAGGTGCTGCTTCTGCTAACATTGCAGCATCTTCCTGTAATGCTTTCTCTTGGTTTTCGAGAATTACAGTAGTGACTGCCTTTCTGTAGGAGTCCTTGATCTCTGGGACCTCAGGATGCTCTAGAATAGGCGACCACTTTTCTTGTAAAGATTCTGTCATAAACATTTTCTGTACATTTCTCCTTTATAGGTTATAGTGGTTTAACCTTTGATACAAAGTCGGCATATTTTGCCATTGTAGGATCAACGATTTTTGCATCTTCAGTAGATTCTACTGTGTCAGTCCATTCGCTATCTCCTTCAACACTCTCTGTCAAAGATTTTTCGTTTTTCTCTGTTGGAAAATATGCTTCTTTGATTTCAGAAACTTTGGTTACAAAGTCTTCTTTATCTTGGAAATCAACTTTTTCACTTAGAGAAAGTAATTTTTCTTTCTGTGCTTCAGATAAATCTGCACATGCTTCATTGACAACAGTCTCTCTTTGGAATCCGTCAATCTCTTCTTGAAGTTTCATATTTCTTTCAACTTCAGAGTTTAACTTTTCTTCCATTTCATCAAGTCTGTTTGCCAATTCGTCCATCACGTCGTACTTCTCTTCAGGTACATCAACATAATGTTCTACGAACAATGTTTTTAGTCCTTCGATGAAGTTCTCAGTCATTTCGGATTTAAGACCTCTCTCAATTGCGAGTTCGTTTTCTTTTACCCACTCTTCTGCAACATATGAGAGATACTTATCAACTTGCTCTGAAAGTGCAGATTTGCTTTCTTCCACTGCAGTTTGATGTTCTTTTGAGTAGTTTTCTTCGAGATCTTTTTTAATTGCCTCAACTTTAACTGCTACTGCAGATTCAAAGATAGTTTGTGCTTTTGCTTTGTTCTCTTCATCTAAGTTTAGAGATTTAGCAAGTGCTTCGACGTCTTCGTTGACTTCAACTTCTTTGATAGCATCTTCAAGTTCTTTTTGAACTTCTTCGTCCATCTCGTCTTCGTCTTCTTCCTCTTCCTCATCGTCAGAGTCGTCGTCTTTTTCTTCTTTCTTTGCTTCGTTTACAATTAAATCGAATTGTTCAGCAACTGACACTTCGTCAGCATACTTCAAGTGTTCTGCGATTGCTCTTATGAGTTCTGCTTTAGTAGACTCTTCCATGTCGTCGTCTTCGTCGTCATCTTTTTTGTCTACCATCTTGTCATAAGATGCTTTAAGTTGTTCTTTGTCCATATCTTTGAACTTGTTGACCATTGCTTTGATCATTTCAACTTTAGAATATGTTTCTTCAATAGAAGTTTCTTCTTCGGTTGCAACATCTTCTTTAACTTTCTCAGGAGACTTGTCGCCACCGTCTTGATCACCTTTTCTTTTTGGTGAAGTTTTGTTATCAGATGCTTTCTTAACTGATGCTACTGCTTTGTCAACAGGATTTTCGTCTGGAGTTACAACTTCGCTCTTGCCTTTTCCGATCTCTTCTTCGTCAGATGATCCTTGCTTAGGATGAACTTTGTCACCCTTTTCAGCACCTTTCAACTGTGCGTCTTGTTCTTCTAGATCAAGTTCGTTGTTTTTAATGTTCTCAGCCATTTCGAATTTCTCCTATTATCTGAGTTATCGTTATACTCATACCAAACTATTTATATGTTACAGACTTCTAATAAAGTCGTTCCATACTCGTAATTTGGCTTCTTCCAACTCAGATGCTTTAGCAGTATCAACATGATGTTTATACTGTTCTAACTTCTGTGCCTTTAGAATACCATTTTCCCAGATCCATTCTACACCCTCCATGATACCATTAACAAAGGCATCAGGTGCGGAAGGATCCGCCACGATATCAGCAGCAGTTGCCAACTGAAAATCGCCTTTTACATATTGGGCACCACCTTTTTCTTCGAGAGAACCAAGTCCTCTAGATGATACACCAAGTTTTGCACCATCGTCAATCAAGTTCTTTACAATAGAACCCATTGGGGTGCTTAAAATCTTCGCTTCTCCCACAAAGTTATTCCCATCTTCTTCTAACTTAGTTATGAGATGAGATGCTCGATCGAGGTTTATAGTTGGTCCTTGTGGGTGACCTAACTCACCAAATGCACGATCTTGCTTAATAAATTCTTTAGTGTATCTAGCAACTTCTTCTGCTAACACTTTCTTAGGGTAAACTCTACCATTACGATTTTTGATTTCAGATTGCATGAATACTCCACGAATCTTGTAATCTTTCTTACCATTTTCGTTTTCTTCTATTATGCAACCCAATTCATTAGTTGTAAATTCTGATATTAGTTTCATCTTAATCCCTCCATAGGATCAAACCCTTCTGATTTCATTTGCTTAAAGATTTTAACTAAGTCTTTTACATTTGACTCGGCATCTCTAAGATCCTTATATGGTCCAGTTTCTTGACCATCTACATAAACAAATGTATCTTTACCCTTTTGTGTAAAGATTACATCATACACTTTTCCTACTATGCGTTCTTTTTTAGACTTGAGTTTCTTATGACCTCTTGGCAGTTTAAATACTGCCTCGTCTAACACATTTTGGAAAGTGCTAAATTTATGCATCTTCTGCTGGTTCTGGTTGCTGATCAGTCCAACTTGTTGACATCTCTACTCTTTTCATGTCAACTGCTTCTTTTGCTTTCGCCATCAAAGCAGATTTCAAATGTTCACCTGCCTGATTTAATTCACCTGCATCAATAGCATCTATTGCTAGTTTTACTGTATTGTCTGCCATCATTATCTCCTATTCTAATCCAAAGTTATCATCGTCACCCTCTTCTTCGGGTTCTTCTGCTTTCTCCTGATCAATCTGCTTATCGATATCTTTTATATCATCATCAGACTGTAGAAGAACTCTCTTACGAATAAATTCTTTAGAGTAATACTTACCGACATATTCGTCGATTTCTCTCAGAGTATTTAACCTTTCTCTGAGAACCTCAGTCTCCTTCATCTCAGTGAAGTGATTGTCGTCATTAAAGTTATAATTAATGAACTGCCTAATCTCTTCGAACTCTTCTTTTTTCATGATTCCTTTCAGAACCAGTTGAGTTTCTAAGATGTCGTTAAAGACTCGACCGAACTTCTTACGAATACGATCGATAAATTTAGAGAACTTTACTTCGTCTCTAGTAATCTCAGATGCTCTACCTAGTGAGAACCCTGTATCGGATTCTAATCTACTGATAGGAACATTCAGAGATTTGTACAGTTTTTTCTGGAAGTATTGGATATCTTCTATCTCAGATAGATTCTGTCCTCCAGGAAGTGTGGAGATTTCTGTACCTCTACCACCTTCTCGTCTTGGTAACCAAAAGTCTTCAAGCATAGACATGTGTTTGCGATCATCTTTAATCTCTCCAGTATTTGCATTGTAGACCAGTTTATTTCTATACTTGGTCATTACATCAGCAAGATACTGCTCTGCTTTTGCCTTTGGTAAGTTACCAACATCGATGTAAAAGATTCTTCTTTCTGGTGCTCTAGTGATTCTATAAATCACCAAGGCATCTTCCATCATGCGCAATTGATTAGCAGGTTTTATTGCTTTATGCAGATAACCTACTACTGCGTTCTTGTTGTAATCAAGAAGTCCAGATGTCACAAAAGTAATTGCTTCAGGTGCAATCTTTAAGGTTTGCCCTGATGCTCCACCACCTTTGTCGAATCCTTTATCGTTAAAGACAAAGAACTCTTCCACTTTCTTTATCTTCTCCATGCCAGTACGAGCATCTTTTTCTTTTTCGACTTCTCGTACCTTTTTGATCTTCAAAGGATCGATGTTTCTTAATTCAACGATCCCTTGTTTGAGTCGATCTTTGTTAACCATTTTGTGGAAGTATATCCTTCCATCTACATACCACTTTCTAAAGAGGTCATGCCCATTCTGGTTAAAATGTAGCATTGACACTATGTTTTCGAATTCGTCACGCACTTTATCTTTGATAGCATCAGAAAGATCAGTCTTATCCATATTGATGTCGATGATCTGTTCTTCAGTATCACCTGTAATGGATTCATTTACAATATCATCTATTGCTGAATCACATTCAGGGATGAGGGACATTTCACGATATCTTCGTATAAGGTCTGCCTCATTCTTAATGGCACCTTCCATATCGATGTACTGCCCTTGTGCAGCACCTGTGATAAATCCAGGTGTTTGCTGTATGACAGGTGTGCCATCATCTTCAACAGGTGGAACAAATGAAGGTGCTTTCTCTTTGTTCAGTATCTGTTTGTTTTTTCGCTGTATTTCGAATCCGAATAATTCCATAATGTATATTTAGTTCTTAAACTACATGCTCCCAGTGTGAGAACTGGAATTCAACAGTAAATGTTTCAAGAGCATCAACAGTTTCGTAAGATAAATCTATACCTGCGATGTTGCTTGGGAACATATTGAAGAATTCGTATCTTGCTAACACACTGTCATCTTTATGTAGTTGTTCAACAAATGCTCGTGAGAGCAAATAGTCAGTTGAGGTTGCACCCTCTCCACTGTCTAGTTGTTGGATGTCTGTTTGCCAGTCTTCTAATTGATTTCTAGCACTGAACTCGACATCATTAATTATTGTTACAGTCCAAGGTTCGAATGTTCTATCTCCTGCGAGTTTTAACTGATGCCCTCTGAAATTCACAGGCACAGTGCCTATGGTTGCAGCAGGTATTTGTGCTGCTTGGCATAGAAATTCGATTTTGGCTCCAGATCTAGGGATAAAAACTCTAAATCTGTTTGCTCTAGGACCACCACCTATTAGTTGTGCTTTAAATTGGTCTATTGTTGCCATTTCCTATACTCCTTACACAGCACCATAAATCTCTTCAAATTCGACGCCACTTCTGGCAGCAACGAAATTGAGAGTTATGAAGTTAATTGATCTTGCAGGTTTGATGAATATCGAAGCAACGAATTCGTTGCCGTCTACAACTGCGTCTGTATTGTTTGTTTCATCACATACAACAGCGAAGTCATATATACCTCGTCTGCTCTGAACTTCTCTTAAGAAAGGTTCAACAGCACTTCTGAATGATGCTCTTGTAAAAGGATCATTGAACTCAAAGAGTTGTGCTTTAGCAGCAGTAGATATTGCTTTCTCTAATACGATGAACAATCTTCTTACATTAACCCTATCAAAAGCAGAAGGCACTGTTAACATAGTTTTGTCACCAAATAGTACTGTACCCTGTCCAGGGAAAGTAACTACAGGGTTGACTCTTGCTTTGTACAATGTGTCTCTGTTTGCTTTTTGAGGTGAGAATGCTAATTTTGTTACACCGAGATATTGCCCTCTGCTGAATCCAGCAGGTGAGAACCATGGATCTCTTAAAGTATCAGATCTTGCTGCGAGTCCTGCTGTGTGACCACATGCTGGAACCCAAACATATCTATCGTTGTACTTGTCATATATGTACAACCAGTTTCCGTCCATCATTGCATATGAAGATGAACTTGCTGTATCAGCAGTTGTCTTGATGTTAGATGTAGCAGTAGATTCTGTTACATTAACACAGTCACTTCTTCTTGGTGACATATATGCTATACAGTCTAATCTGTTTTCTGTGATTAAAATTGCTTGATTGGTTAGTGTTGTCCAATCTGCCAATAGGTCTTGCTCAACTCCAGAACCATTGTCTGTATGAGAAGATCCTACGATAAGGAAAGAGATATCTATTGTATCTCCATCTCTAAAGAATGATTGCCATGCTGCATATTTCTGCGCAGCAGTTGGTAATCTTCCGTCAGCACCACCACTTAGTGATGCATTTTGTGGTAAATCAGGTGTACCAAATGCAGATGATACTGATGCAGCAAATGTTCTTTCTTCTGCTGCTCCAGATACTATATCTGTATCATGACCTGTCCACCAAATGTAGTTAGAACCACTTTCAATTACATCTCTATAATAGTTAGATGCTCCGAAAGTGTCTTTTGCATCCGATGCTTTTGATACGAATGCAAACTTTTCTAATATTGTTCCTACTGTTCCTGAGATAACACCATCTTCGTCAACTACACATACATGTAATTGATCATTAGTAGTACCAGCAGCAGTTGCCTGTGCTGATGTACCAGGAGCACTGTCAAATTGACCAGCAAACTCCCATTCTCTTGAGATGTTAACAGCGACGGATGATCCGTCAACTGCAGAAACGAGTCCTGTTCCAGATGGTTGACCTAATGCTTCTATTGTTAAAGAAGTCGCAGCAACTGCTGTGACTTTATATTTCTGAGAGTCATCACCAGCAAACCAGATTTTATCGCCAACTAAAAAGTTAGCATCTGCGTCTGATACTGATGTGATTGATGTAGCACCAACAGCATTGTTTGCTGAGGTTGTGTCTACATTGTCTTCAGAATAAGCATTAGAACTAGCACAACTTGAAACTTTAATTGAGTTTCCTAAAACTCCAGCATGTCTTGAAGTCCAAGCACCAACAGTTGCGTTTAAATCACCATCTTTATAAGACTCACTATATTGAGTTGAGTTCTTCAATAATGATGTTGTTGCACCAGCAGCATTCGCTGAGTACAATCCTGTTGTTGCTAATCGAACTACTTTAAGATCGTTTGCGTAGTTTAAGAAACCTGCTGCAGAGTAGTACTCTTCAGCACTTGCGTTTGTGTTGGCTGGTTGTCCGAATGTCTCTGCCAATAAAGATTCACTAGTAATAGTGATAACTTCATCCACAGGACCCCATCGGAAATTACCTGCATAAGCACCTGTCGTGCTTGATACTGCAGGCACAACATTAGTCAAGTCAACTTCTTTGACCTGTATTCCAGGCGATACTTGAAATGCCATGTTAATTCTCCTATATGCGACCGCAAAGTCAGATTTCAAAGAGTATTTATAAACTTTTTGATCTTACAACCAGTTTTTGTAAGGGTCTAATGAATCAGAATTGTCATCATGTACCCAGACATTGCCGTCTGCATCTTTTTGTATTGTTGGTTCGACTGCTCTACTTTGGTCTCCAAAGACACCCACTGGTAAAACATCGTCCTCTATTTGTTTTTGTTGCTCAAGATATATCATCTTTTTCAATTCTATATCAGTTAAATGTTCAAAAAATGGTGTGGTTGCAAACCATGCAAACATCACACAATTCATTACTAAGTCGTCATGATTCCCACCATCTGCTTCCCAAGACTGTCCTTTAGAGACAAATGTGGTAAACTCTTGGATGGTATTAGCATCATGTAATATAAGTTTATTCTCTTCCAATAATTCCTTAATGGTAGAACAACCTATGCGTTTGACCTTTTTAGTCATTGTAACACCAATGCCCTTTGCTTTGAGTGTACTCTCTACAAAAACATTGCTATATTCTATATCGTAGTACAGTTGATTACATACAACTGAACCCTCGTTATTGTTCTCGATTATGACTAATGCTTCATTAAAAGCAGTAGCATATTTCGCTATAATGTCAGGAAACAACAAAGGACTCATTACATTGTCTCTATATGTTGCCACCTGCTCAAATGGTTGCTGATCAATATTAAATATTGTAAATGTAGAGTAATCTTGACCTCTACCCATTGACACGTCTACTGTCATCACATACTTACATCCTTCAACAGGTTGTCTATATATTCGGACATTATCCTTTTGCCATGTAACATCTTCTGCCATCATACCCAATAAAGTATTAGCAAAA